AAAAAGAAATACAATCTATTGAATCAAATAATATAAACATAGATTTTTTAAAAACACAAGTGGAGAAAATGCAAACAGACGTAGAACAATTAAAAGATAAGGTAAGACAAAATGGCAGTAACTGAGGTAGTCTTCGCAATGATGATGATAGTCAATGGATCTATGGATGGATTTATGAAAACAGAAGGTTTAGCTCATTGCCTTAAAGTCAAAAGGGAAAGTGAGCGCAACCTGGCAGATAACAGAACAAATGTTATTCGATATGAGTGTGGTCAAGTGCTAGCAGAATTAGAACCAGATTCAGAAGGCGTACTAAAAATAAAAAAGATATTGGAACGTAAGTAATGGAGCCAGCAACTTTTATGTTAGGCTGCTTCGTTGCTCTTTGGGTCGTCGGCGTCCTTTCTTGAATAAAACTTAACTTTTTTCAACATACTGTGCACACCGTTATTTCTACCTGGTGTAAGCAACGTATCCAAACTTAATTTATCAAACTCTTTTTGATCGAACTCGTTAATGTCCTGGGCGCTCGAACCACTGTACACGTCTGCAATAAGATTAACCATACCCTTCGATATAAGTGCAGCTGAATCAGCAGTAAAATATATTTTATCCTCAATGAAATGGGGAACCAACCAGGTCTGCGACTGGCAGCCTTTAACCTCAAAAGATGGCACTCGATGTTGGTCATCGAACTGTACGGAATTTTTTCCGAAATCCATAA